GACTAGCCCCTGACTAGCCGCCGCCGTACTTCCTGCTCTAACCTGTCATCAGTCATATCTCCAAGAGTGATGCCCCAACGGGGGAGATCGGTTCCAAGCGTTGCCCTTGTTTGTGTAAGCGTCAATCCTTTCGTTGCTCCGTACAAGTTACGCACTTGATGCAGTCCATCGCTACTAGGATGCGTCCTAGTATTAGCGTGAAGTAAATCCATCTTAGCATTATCGGCAGCACCTAGGACGTGTCCTAGTATGAACCTAGCAATGGCGAGACACAGATCATGCGTCTCAACTAACAATGATAAATAGCGTGGTCCGTTGCGCGGTGGCCGTACCGCCCAGCTTGCGCTGGCCTCCTTCCTCAGTCTTTTTTATTACTGCTACCACTATAGCATACTTATACAGCATTGTCAAGCATATAATGTCTTTTCAAACGATTTAGTTGTAACGAGTGACAGGCTGTATCATATGGTACTAGGACGCGTCCTAGTGTGTCATTCTGTGTAATGTACCGCATTTGTACCAACTAGGGGTCGCGCAAGTGCTTGATATCAAAGCAATGTAACAATGTAGCAATGTATCAGGAGAGAAGGTGCGGGGAAATGTTTGGGGGGAGCGGGGGATACATTAGGCCAAAGGGCGGGGGGAGCCTCGCGTATAGTGTATCTTTTTTAGTTGGTACAAATGGTACAAATGGTACATTGTAATAAAATCAATCACTTACAAAAATACATTGTGCTACATTGGTGGTACAAATGGTACTTTACTTTAAAATCAATACCTTATGCGGTTTCGACCTACTAGGACGCGTCCTAGTGCCGCTTTCTGCCGCGTAACGCTGCCGAGTAACTGGTTTAGGGGGTTGACAGATAGACAATTTACCTTAATACACTACGTGTATTAACCTTTCACCTTCTGCTACTTGCTGCTGTTGTGCCGCGTAACGCTGCCGAGTAACTGGCTACTGTGAGTAAGAGGGAGACGTACAGCTAAGTCCTATCGGATCGGGGGAAACTCGCCCAGACTTACTAGGACGCATCCTAGTGCGTGGCGCACCACTCCGCATTGCTACTCGGTAACTGGCCTCGCCAGAACTGGCGTCAAAAAAAGGCCAAAAAAAATGGCCGACCAATTAAGGCCGACCATTTTAGTTTGCTTATGCAAAGTACGAATTTAATACTTTCCAAGCTGCAGTTGCTTCCTTGTTGTTTTTAGATTTAAAACCAACTGATTTTTTACCATGCATTTTGGTGTCCATAGTCGCTAACAGTCTTTTTATTTGAGCAGTATTGTAAGCTATATCTTTTTCCTCGGGCAGTATACGTCCCGAAATACGGTCGACAGCTTTTTTGTAACGGGAACCAAATTCAACCTGCCATGCTGACTTTTTACGGTCTTTCATAGTAGGGTGTCCACCGATAACAGTGTCAGCGTCTACATTGCCAGTAGTAACAGCGTCATACAATTCCGGTGTAAATATTGATTTGAGCACCAACTCCCGACCCCATGCGTATACTGCAGCATGTTGATTGCTTGGACGTTTTGTATCCGGTTTACGTAACAGGTCAAACTTGGCGATATTAGCAGCACGGTCAGATTTTTCCAAATCAAGTTCAAGTACACTTGCTACCACGGTATCCATTGCAGTAACAGCTTTTGCAATAGCAGCTTTTGCATTAACAATGTCTTTTGACCGTTTGCCGTTTACGCTTTTGTTATCGCCAGTAGCAGCGAGACCTAATGCGTTGTTGAATACTTCCAACTGAGTTTCGGTTACAGTGTAGTCGTTTTGTGTTTCAGTAGTCATTGCAAAATTCCTTTGCGTTGTCGGTCAAAACCATTTGTTTCTGGCCGCCGATGAATTGGTTATGCCATAGGATGACATTTAAACAAGGGATAAGACAATCAAGTACAAGTATATGATACTGATTACTAGGACGCATCCTAGTACCCCACCTACCCCCAACCCCCCTCGATTGATGCTCGCCGCATTGCTCTGTATAATACTAATTCAGACGAATTTTTTACGTTTCTACACGTTTAGGTAGATACTCGCTCTAGTTGTACCCCCCTACTTAAAAAACCCCCCTACCCAAAAATATTATTATAGTGTAAAAAAATTTTATACGTGTTGGAGGACACCGCTATGGACCCAGACAAGATTATAGACTTCCCCGTGCTGTCTGAACTGGATCGGCAGTTTCTTGAGCTAGAGAAACAGCAAAAGCTAATACGTGAGCAGACAAAGCGCATAGAAGATGATAAGCTGGTTAAGTTTATAGAGGATATGTACAAGTGACTATAGCAGTAGATGTGCAAACTAATGTGCCTGTGCCAACGGATAACCCGTCTATACCGCTTACCGAGCGCATAGCTGCCGCTGCCGAAACTACTAAGCTACTTGCAGAGCATGGCCTAGAAATAGAGGCTAGCAATGCAGACAGAAACAACGCTGCAGCCATTGCAACTGCATTTGCCGAAGACCCTGTGAAGACTGCGAAGAAGGCCACACCTAGGCGCACTGCGGCCTTAACACCCGCTACTTTACTTTTAACTGATCGAATCCTTAAAGATTTTGGTCATTCTGTCGTTAAGAACTCTATACAGATAAGGCACCTAGTCACAAACAAGCTAATAGAAGAGACCGAAAACCCAGACGCACGAATACGGATACGCGCACTAGAACTATTAGGTAAGGTCTCAGACGTGGGGCTGTTTGCCGAGAAAGCCGAAGTAACTGTCACTCACCAGACTACAGATGATATCAGAGATAGACTGCGGGATAAGTTAACTAAGCTCGTAGATGTTACGCCAGATGATGTAGAAGATGCCGAGGTCATAGACGCCACACCTGTCGATAATACGCCCATAGACATAGACGCCGAGCTAGGGTTAGACGATGAAGGATAATGTGGGCTTCTCTGAGGAAGAAGTTCAACATATGCTGGACAACTTGGACAGCTTCTCAGACGAAGAAATAGCCGAGATAGACAAGCTGGTAGAAGAGTTAGGTATACGTAAGCGCAACAAAACCGCTTACGATGACCTGATAGAGTTCTGTAAACGGATGCAAGATGACTACATAGTAGGGCGTCACCACCGTATCCTTGCTGATTTGTTGATGGCTATTGAGGCAGGAGACGAGGATCGCATCTGTGTCAACATACCCCCACGCCACGGCAAGTCTCAGCTAGTATCTATATTTTTCCCTGCGTGGTTCTTAGGACGTAATCCTAACAAGAAGGTTATGATGGTGTCGCACACCACTGACCTAGCTGTGGACTTTGGACGTAAGGTGCGTAACCTTATCTCTTTAGATGACTACAAAGCTATATTCCCTACAGTTAAGCTAGCGGTGGATAGTAAATCTGCAGGGCGTTGGAATACGAATTTTGGTGGTGAGTATTATGCGTGTGGTGTCGGTTCTGCTCTTGCTGGTCGGGGCGCTGACCTCCTGCTCATTGACGATCCTCACTCAGAACAAGATGTTATCAACGGCAACTTCTCCGTGTTTGAGAGAGCATACGAGTGGTATACCTTTGGTGCGCGTACTCGTCTTATGCCGGGTGGTAGAGTAGCTATCATACAGACGCGCTGGCACATGGATGACCTGACAGGTCGTGTGACCGCTGATATGGTCAAGAACGAGAAGTCAGATCAGTTTGAGATTATAGAGTTCCCCGCCATCTTAGACTCTGAAGATGATGACGGTAAGCCCATACAGAAACCGCTGTGGCCTGAGTTCTTTGACTTAGAGGCGCTACTACGCACAAAGTCATCTATGCCCACGTTTCAGTGGAACGCACAGTATCAGCAGCAACCCACCGCAGAAGAAGCGTCTATCGTCAAACGTGAGTGGTGGCGCATATGGGCAGACGATGATCCACCTGAATGTGAGTACATCATAATGTCGCTTGATGCCGCAGCCGAGAAACACAACCGCGCTGACTATACATCGCTTACAACATGGGGTGTGTTCTTCAACGAAGAAGAGGAGATGCACAACCTCATCCTGTTGAACGCTATAAAAGAGCGCATGGAGTTCCCAGAGCTAAAGGAGCTAGCTGTACGGGAATACCATGATTGGGAACCTGACGCATTCATCGTGGAGAAAAAGTCATCGGGGTCAGCCTTGTATCAGGAGATGAGACGTATGGACCTGCCTGTGCAGGAGTACACACCGCACCGTGGGTCGGGTGATAAGATGGCACGTCTCAACTCTGTGGCTGACATAATACGGTCAGAGCTGTGTTGGGTTCCCGCTAAACGCTGGGCAGAAGAGTTGGTAGAAGAAATAGCTGGGTTTCCGTTTATGTCTAACGATGACCAAGTTGACTCTACAGTTATGGCCCTGTTGCGTTTCAGACAGGGTGGGTTCATACGATTACCTACTGATGTGTGGGATGACGAGCCTGATATACCTCAAAGAGCGGACTATTATTAACGTGCTAGCTTTATCACGTAGGTTTTGGTATCACGCCTATAGGACGCTGGCCGCGTCCCGTGGGGGTGTTCTGGGTTTCCTCCCAACCTATAGGGCACCCTCACATCGACAAAGACATATTTATTTGCTAGAATTACAAAAGAAACACCGTAGCGAGGCCCGACATGGCGATTGAAAAGATGATGACTCCCAATGAGGTTGAGTTATTAGGTGAAGGTCCAGATTTGGAAGTAGAAGTTATGGCCGACGCTGATAGCGCAGTTGAAGTCGAGATGGATGATGGGTCTGTAGTCATAAACTTTGGAAGTCCCGGACTTGATGATGACCTTGGCGCGGCTATGGCAGATCACAATGCGAACCTAGCCGAGGGTATTGAGGACGCGATGTTGGAAAGCATGGCGTCTGAGTTAGTTGAAGACTTCGACAATGACCGTGCGTCACGCAAAGAATGGGCTACATCGTATATAAACGGCCTAGATTTGCTGGGTATGAAGATTGAGGACCGTTCACAGCCTTGGCAGGGGGCCTCTGGGGTGTATCACCCTATGCTCACCGAGGCTGTAGTACGGTTCCAAGCGCAGGCTATGAGTGAACTTATGCCTGCATCCGGTCCTGTTAAGTCAAAAATCGTCGGTAAGATGACACCTGAGAAATTTAAACAATCTCAACGTGTAGAAACAGAACTTAACTATCTTATAACGGAAGAAATGCCCGATTATCGGAACGAAATGGAGCAAATGCTGTTCAAACTTCCGTTGGCTGGCTCCGCATTTAAGAAAATTTACTATGATCCAATCTTAGAACGCCCTGTGTCTGTGTTCGTACCTGCTGAAGACTTCGTAGCGTCCTACGGTGCGTCTAACCTACGTACTTGTCCGCGCTACACACACGTTATGAAGAAAACTTACGAAGAAATTCGCGCATTGCAGGTAAATGGGTTCTACGCAGACGTGGAACTACCGGAACCAACGCGTGATATTACGGACATTGAAGAAAAATACAACGAAATGGACGGGACAGAGCCTGTTTATAGCGATGACCCACGCCACACACTGCTAGAAATGCACGTAGATATCATACTACCCGAGCCATTTGACGATCCTGACGGTTTGGCACTTCCATTTGTAATCACTATGGACAAATCTTCGCGTACAATCCTAGCAATACGCAGAAATTGGTACGAAGAGGACAAAAAGAGGCGGAAACGCAGCCATTTTGTACATTATCCATACCTGCCGGGGATGGGATTTTATGGGACGGGCTTAATTCACACTATAGGGGGGCTGGCAAAGTCCGCTACGTCCATTATGCGGCAGCTTATCGACGCTGGGACGCTATCTAACTTACCAGCGGGTCTAAAATCGCGTGGTATGCGGATAAAAGGGGACAATACACCCCTAATGCCCGGAGAATTTAGGGATGTTGACGTTCCGGGTGGGGCGATTAAGGATTCTATTACCTTCCTACCGTATAAAGAGCCGTCACAGGTGCTGTATACCCTCCTAAACAACGTGGTTGAGGAAGG